AGAAGCAAAATATCCTGTTAATTATGAAACAGAAACATTAAAATATATAGTTCCACAAAAGAACTCAAAATATACACCTGATTTTATTTTTACAAAAAAAGATGGAAAGACAATGTATATTGAAACTAAAGGTAGATGGACAAGTACTGATAGACAAAAAATGAAAAATATATTAGCTTCAAATCCTGATATAGATTTAAGAATAATATTTCAGAACCCAAATCAGAAGATATCAAAAGGTTCAAAAACAACGTATGAAGCATATGCTTTAAAACTAGGTATTAAACACGTTGCAAAAAAAGATATGCCAATAGAATGGTTAAGTGAATGTTGTAAAGAAGGAGAAACACCAGTTACAACAAAATTTTTTGCATTATAATTGGATCTTTGAAAAATATTCATTATTTTTTTAATGTAAGTTAATAAAAAGATGAAATCGTTTAATGTAATATATATTATTATGTATATTATTAAATGATGATTCGTTAGACCGATTAATTGTGTCTAACATATATAATACCAATACTTTTGATCTTTCAGTAAATTTTATTATAATAGATTATATGAAGAATCTTAAACTACTTCAATTGCTAGAATCTGTACTAGGTAAAGGCAAACAAACTTCTGGGACTAATATTGCATTTTTCTCTCCGTTTACTTCACATTATAAACCTAAATTAGAAATTGATTTAAATACTACTAGTGAAGGACAAAATGCATGGCATTGTTGGATATCTGATAAAAAAGGTCGATCGATTAGATCATTGTTTAAACAATTAAATTTACCAAAAGAAAAATTTGATAAACTTAATAGAATAATTGAAGTCTCAAAATATAGAGATACTAAAGAAACAAAAATTGAATATTCATTACAACTTCCCAATGAATATCAACCATTGTGGATTGAAAAGAAAACACCAGATTATAGAAATGCAATTCATTATTTAAAAACTAGAGGCATTAATATTTTTGATATTATTAGATATAGAATCGGATATGCAGACTCTGGCCAATATTCTGGTAAAATTATTATACCTAGTTATGATTCAAATGGTCAATTAAATTATTTTGTATCACGAGCTTATTATAAAAGCGATCCACATAAACATAAAAATCCTCAAACATCGAAAGATATAATTGGATTTGAAATGTTAATTAATTGGAATGAGCCAATTATATTATGTGAAGGAGCTTTTGATGCAATTACAATAAAAAGAAATGCAATTCCATTATTTGGAAAAATTATACAACCAATATTACAAAAAAAGATTATAGAAGAACATGTTAAAGATATATACATATGTTTAGATTCAGATGCAATAAACAATGCAATAGAAATAGCAAAAAAATTCATGGCTGAAGGATTAAATGTATATTTTGTAGAATTATCAGATAAAGATCCAAATGAATTAGGATATAAAAAAATAACTGAAAAATTAGAAGACACATATCAATTCTCATTTGAAAGAATGATGGAGTTGAAAATAGACTCATTATGGAAATAAAAAAATTAAAAACAAATATAACGTCAATTGATAAAATATTTCACGTTTCAGACATTCATATACGCACATTAAAGCGACATAAAGAATATCAAGAAGTGTTTGATACATTATTTTTACATATTGCACAACATGCAACTAATCAAAGTATTTGTGTTATAACTGGTGATATTGTACATTCTAAATTAGATATGTCTCCGGAATTAATTAATATGTTAACTAAATTCTTTAATGGATTTCATATTCCTACTATTGTTATATTAGGAAATCATGATATGAATTTAAATAATTTATATAGATTAGATGCAATATCACCAATACTAGATGTTATTGATAATCCAAATATACATTTCATAAAAGAAAATGGATTATTTAAATTTGCAAATGTTGTATTTAATCATATGGCCGTCGACGTAGCTCCAAAAGATTATATTCGAGCTAAAGATTTCGATGCTCATTATAAAATAGCATTACATCATGGAGCTGTACATAATGCAAAAACAGATATTGGATTTCAAATATCAAACGATCATGTTACAACAGATTTATTTGAAGGACACGACTTAACACTATTAGGCGATATACATAAGCCAGCTCAATTTTTAAACAAAGAAAAAACAATTGGATATCCTGGGTCATTAATACAACAAAACCACGGAGAAGCACTTGATCATGGTATATTAGTTTGGGATTTGCCTGATCGTACATCTGAATTTATAGAAATAGAAAATAATTATGGATATGTTACATTTGAAGTCGATAATGCAAAAATTATTAATTCACCATATCGAGTCCCAAAAAAACCAAGAGTTAGAATTAAATTTAATAATACGGATGCATCTGATATTAAAAAACTAATTGCAACAATCAGAAAAAAATATAAAGTTCAAGATATATCTATACAACGTAGTGCAAATCATATTGAAAATAATCAAAATGGATCAATTGCAATTGGAAACGTTAGAGATGTAGAACATCAGAATAATTTAATAACACAATTTATTGAAGAAAATTATCCTGATGCAGATAAAAAAGAATTAGATGCAATTAGACATATTAATAGAACAATTAATTCTAAATTACCTGTTTTAGAATCTGTAAGAAATGTAACATGGTATCCGGTTTCATTTGAATTTGATAATATGTTTTCTTATGGAGAAAAAAATAAAGTAGATTTTTCAAAACTATCAGACGTTATAGGATTATTTGCAGCAAACGCATCTGGTAAATCTTCTTTGTTAGATGCAATAACATATACAATATTTGATAAATGTAGTAAAACAAGTAAATCAAAAGAAGTATTAAATAATAAAAAATCCGGATTTAAAGGTATATTTAAATTCATGCTAAATAACAAATTATATACTATTGAACGAGAAGGTATAACATTAAAACATGGTCATGTTAAAGTAAATGTTAATTTTTATAATGAAGAACAAAATTTAAACGGAGAAGAAAGAAGCGATACAAATAAAAGTATTCGAAGATATTTAGGTACGTATGACGACTTTATTTTAACTGCATTTTCATTACAAGCTGATAATAATAATTTTATAGAAAAGTCACAACGAGAACGAAAAGATTTATTATCGCAGTTTCTTGACACAACAGTTTTTGAACAATTATATCATTTAGCTGCTGAAGAAATCAAAGAAACTTCCGGTAAACTAAAAGAATATAAGAAAACTGATTTTGGCTTAATAATAAAGGATTCAGATGATATAATTTTAAAAAATCAAGATAAAATTATTGAATTAGAAAAAGGAGATACCGACTTACAAGAATCAAGAAATAATTTACAAAATGAAATAGTAGAATTAATTGAATCAAAACAACCAATGTCATATGAAGGGCCTTCTATTAGTAAATTACAACAAGAAGAAACAGTTTTAATACAAAATATTGAAAATATAGACGTTAAAATTAGTTCATTAGAGACAAAAATTAATGATACTAAATCTAATATATCTTCATATCAAACAACTATAGATTCAAAACAATTTAAAAAAATATCAAATGAATTATCAGATATTATCAAGAAAAAAGATATATTATCAAATGAAATAAGTACATTAACAAGTTTGATATCTTCGCAAAAAAAGAAAATAAATCATTTAAAGACTCATGAATATGATCATACATGTAAGTATTGTATTGAAAATATATTTGTAAAAGATGCATTAGAAGCAAAACGATTACTTCCTGGGAACGAATTAGATTTAAAAACAAAACACGGATCAGTTCAATTTTTTCAACAACGTATTGACAAATTAAATTCGTTAATTCATGAATATCAAGAAAAAATAAATTTAAAGAATTCAATTGAAAAATTAGAATTACAATTACAAATTTTTGAGAGTGATATGCAAACAAAAGAATCTGAATTAGAAACTAATGCTGAACGACAAGAATTATTTCGTAAAAATGAATCTGCTATTATATATAATGAATCAATAGATAAAAAAATAGATTCTAAAAAGAAACTTATAATAGAAACTACAGAATTAATAAAGAATATAACTAATAAAATTAAATCTAATCATGGTGAAATTGAAGTTGCTAAAACAAAAAAGAAAACAGCTTTAGAACAATTAGAAATATATAAACAATTAGAAACAGAATATAAAGCATATGAATATTATTTACAATCTGTTAAGCGTGATGGAGTTCCTTACGAATTAATTAAAAAAGCATTGCCAAAAATTGAAACTGAAATAAACAATGTTTTAAATCAAGTAGTTGATTTTAATATGGTATTAAATACAGATGGTAAAAATATTAATGGATATATTATTTATGATGAAGATAATTTTTGGCCATTAGAATTAACTTCTGGAATGGAAAGATTTATATCATCATTAGCAATTCGAGTAGCATTAATTAATGTTTCAGCATTACCTAGACCTAATTTTATAGCAATAGACGAAGGATGGGGTAGTTTAGATCGAGAACATATTTCTGCAGTAACAAATTTATTTGAATATTTTAGAACAAAATTTGATTTTTCAATTATTATATCTCATGTTGAATCGATGAGAGATATGGTAGATAATTTAATTGAAGTTAATAAGATAGAAAATTTCAGTCATATTCAACATGTTTGATATTTATAAAAAAGAAACTTGATGAATGGCTCGAAAACTTGCTACATATAAAGGATATGATACATTAAATACGTATTATTCTGATTCTTCACTATTATCACCAGATATTTTTGATATTAGTTTTTTTCCAAACAAATTAACCGTTGGTAAAAATTTAATTAAATTTCGTGGTAATTTAAATTCTTTAAAAATAGGAGCTCCTATAGATGCTGAAATATTGGATTCAAATGGCGACCCTATATATTCAGAATTTATAGACTATATAGATCAAGACGGATCTAGAGTACTTTCAATATACATATATGAAGATACTGCTCCTGGTGATGCAACTATAATATTTGTTACAGAGATAACAAAGATTAATGATCAACAAATACCTAATACTTTTCAAAATCAATTAAATGCAAAATGGACAAGAACTATACCAGTTAATCCATTAGACTTAAATACATCAACTGTTATTTTTGATGATTTACCAAAAGTAACAATATCAGAAAATGTTGGAGTTCAATTAAATAGAACATATACAAACGGACAATTTCCAATTTATAATACAGGCCAAGTAAGTTTTATATCACAAAACAATCAACCAACTGTAATATTAACCGGAGGTAAATTTAACGGAGATATGATTAACGGTACATTGTCAGTACCAACCCCATCTAATCCTTTACCTACATCTGATATTAATGCTAGCTCAACTTCATATACAAGTACAATTAGTAAAGTTTTAAATGACACTACACTGCAATTGGACTTTCCATATGAAGTTTTTGATACTCAAAGTAATTTTTCACATACATTTAATAGTTTTGATAATTCGGCATTTCAAATTGACTATGAAGCAACCCCTCAATATACTCCAACACAAAACTCAGAATCATTTGCATTAATACAAATTTCTGATATAGAACCAGCTACAGGAGATATTTCAAGAATTAAAGTGTATTTAAATTCTGCGGGAACTGTTGGAACATTTGAACAAGTTAATGATATATTATTACCAAATACTGAAATATTTATTGATTCTACATCATCATTAACTCCTGATAAGTCATTAGGAATTTTTGAAACACAAAGCATTATTGATACATATTGGAAAGGACATTCATATCAAGGAAAAACAGAAATAGCTGCTCCTACGTTAACTTGGACAACAAGCTCAATAAATAATGCAACTGCTATAACAGGAACATTAGATTTATCAGATTCAAATAATGTATATACATTTCAATTAAAAAATCAATTTTCTGGTATTTTTGTAAGTCAATCAATGTATACAGTAACATTAGATGCACAAGCAAGAAGAGTTTCAAATAATCCTATATTATCAATTTATGCATCTGGTTCTGCATTTACATTTGATTCAACTGATAATTTAAATCAATCATTACCAAAAAAATTAGGTAAAAAAATTGGTCAAATTGAGTCACTAGGAGATTTAAAACGTTATGATGATATATCATTTGAATTTAATTCTGATCAATCTGGTACTGGTGTATTAATATTTGTAGTAGAATCTGGATTATGGCAACTTTCTGATATTAGAACATTAACTGATGCAGAATATGGATATACTCCAAACTATACAAGATTTAGAACAGAAATACCAACTAAAATTAAATCTGGAAATCAATTATCATTTAAAATTGAATATTATAATAGATTAGGAGATAAATCAAACACTGTTAACTTTGTTAGAAATTTAAATTTTGAAGGTGGTAATAGATATATAGACGGCGGATTTTCAATGCTAACTGGATCTTTATTTGTTGCTAATACATTATCATCAGGAGTAGAAATTGCAGGATTACAAAATACAGGATACATTAGGTCATTAGGATATGAAGGATTCAATCAAGCAACTGGATCTAGTGATGGAGGATTTCTATTATTTTCTGGATCTGCATTACCGCAACAATCAGCGACTACATATCAAGGTGTAGGACTAGAAATGGTTTCTGACGCAAATAACTTTTTTAGATATAGAACAAATCCTAGTATATTAGATGTCCACACAGAAACATTTTTCTTAGGTAATCCTTCAACCCAATTTATATCTGGATCAGCTGGTCAATTGGAAATATCATCTTCCGGATATCATATACTACCAAATGGTGATATCACAGCTTCTAGTTTTTTAATGGATGGTGGAACTATTACAAACAATGTAACAATACTAGGAAGTGTAACAGCAAACGAAATACGTACACCAGCGTTAATTAATGGCTCTCCATCTACAACAGCAAATGCATCTTCATCTATAGATTCGAATGGATTTGCTAAATTTGTATCTGCATCTATTGGAGGCACTATAATTGAAACAGATAAATTTAAATCTTCAACAAATCTAGGAGCTCCAGATTCTGGTCCATCATTTGAATTAACATCAGCTGGCGTTATATCTGGATCAGAAGCTTATATTAGACGTATTTCTAATTTTGGATCTGGTAATGAAGTAGTACCTTTATTAGATACAAGGATAGGACTTGTAGATGGAAGAAATATGGGGAGACAAGTTGTTACAGTATCACAATCATTTTCTAGAAATGCTGAGTTCGGATTTCCTAATTCAAGTACTAATGATTATGATGTAGTTGCATATTATTATTTTCATTTATTACCATATGAAAATAGTTTAATAATACACGGTCGCCAGTATACATCCTGCGGCGGAAGTTTGTCTACAGCACAATCGATTAGAGGACAAACAAGATTTACTTTTAAAACGTTATCAAATTCTGGATCAATGTCTAGCAATAGTTTAACAGTTCCTACTAATTATGATAATTGGACTTCTATGGGATCTGGAGCAACTAAAGTATTTTTAACTTCTAGAGGTCAAACATCCGGAACTAACGGATTGGGTATAACAGCACAAGTATTTCAAGGAGAAGACGCTCTTATAGTAGATATACCAGAATCACATCAATCAAAATTAGTTCAATTAACAGTAGAACAAAGTTTAGCAGAATTAGGACCTGGTACCCCAGCAAGTAACGTAAATCATGCACTCCGACTTGATAACTTTGGCGTAATAGCAACAAGATCGTTAACGGCAGCAAATATTGCACAAGCACAAGGAGACTTTCCAGGATTTACTATTTAAATAATTAACAATGATATTTATATAAAATGAATAACGTAACAGTATTATTTCCAGGAGGCTTCAAGCCAATAACAGGAGCACATATGGCTCTTGCACAACGATATGCACAAAATCCTAGTGTTGATAAAGTCATCATGTTAATAGGTCCAAAAGAGCGAGAAGGCATAACAAGAGATATGAGTATAAAAATGTTTAATTTGTTAAACAGAAACAATAACATTGAAATACAATCTACAGATTTTAATTCGCCTATTATGGCCGCATATGAATATCTATTTGCATTGCCAGAAGACGCTCAAGGTCGATTTGCATTAGCAGCATCAGAAAAAGATGAAGATTATGTTC